AAATATTCCCTTGCCCTCTCATATGCCTGCTCTCCTATCTTTCCGAGATTCAATATTCCCGGAGGTATCTGGTCGTATTCCGATATTTTAGCAATCAACTGTGTTGAAAGCATTGCAGCAGCAATCTCGTTTACAAGAGCATCCATCACTGGATTACCGTAAGGAGTAGATGAAGAAGGATGCATTACAAGATATATGATTTCTTCGGGTGCAAAAGATACAACCCTGTTTTTATTAACAAATCTTTGTTCATACCCTCCAACAACACCGTGCTGGTTAATCTTTACATGAAAATGCTTCGGGTCTCTCGACCATATTTCAGTTAGTTCCCTGTTTTTGTTAAATACTTTTTCTATTACAGATGTGTCGTATATAAGGAGGTCTCTTACAACCTTACTCCTGAATGTGCTGAAACTCTCATCGTTTGCGTTCGGATTTTTAAAAAATTCCGTTGCCCTTTTAATTTGGTTTTTAGTCCTGACGCTTATGTTGCTTGTATCCGGCGTATTGCTTACAATTCTCCAGTCAAGGGAAGATATGATTCTTGTAATTCCGTCTATGATTGCACGGATAACAGAAGATTTTAAATATATTTGTTCTAATTCTCGCCAAGATATGTTGTTGTATCTTGCATTTGTAGAGGGAGAAAGGTCTCTGTTTTTACCAAGATCCCATGTAGAGAAGGAAGGGTCGTATGCCTTTGCCCTTTTTTTAATAGGAGCAACTTCGTTGGAAGGAGCAGGAACTTCACGTATGACCTCTTTAGTTACAACTTTGGCTTCCTGAAGCCTTTTTAACGCTATTTTTTGTTCCCATCTATCAAGAAACATATCCTTTTCGCATCTCTCCTTATGCTCACCGTTGCAAAATGCAACACTTCTACTTTTAACATAATGTAATAAAAATAGAAAGTCAAGAAGAATTATAGAAAGTATAAAAAATATTTTGCGTATTTATGATTTTCTGTGCATTTTTTGAACAATAAAACGCATTTATAGGCAGGATGTATCAAAGTGTGTCAAAAGAACACAAAAAAGCCCCGATAGAATTAACTACCGGGGCAACTAAAGGAGCAAAAAAATCCCTGACGGAGCGGGAAGAATTTCAAACCATAATTATTCCACCCAGAACTTCCACCACTTGCGCTGGTAGTAAGGACAATCGTTGTTTCTATTGAGATATTTATGAACATTCCCGTAATAAATGTTGTTTTCTTTCAATATTCCTTCTAATTCTGGATATTTAAGTTCTTCGTCTTCAACATAATCATAGAGATTGCCCCCATATGCAGTATCTTTTGTCCATGTCGCTCTATGTTTACGGGTCGCAGAACAAGTAACATTGGGTTGTCTTTCCTTTGCACTCGAAGCATCGCAGTCCTGAATAAATACCCTTCTATCGTTAAACGGAGGAAGATTCCAAAACTTACAATTCTTGCAATATACCTTGTTATCCATTTTATTCTCCTATCCGCATTTCTCCCAATTACAATCCAGACAACCCACACAACCCCCTTCGTGCTTTAAATTGTGGCTCCCACATTCAGGACATCTCTTGCCTTCAAAACCGTTACCCAATTTTGTGTCCCCATCGGATACAGGTAACACTTCAGGTACACTTTTGTTCTCTGTAACTTTTTCTTCAATTTCTGGCAACTCAATATTCTTAATCTTCATATACTTGGCAATACATTTTGCAATAGCATCAGGTAATGAACGCACCGATCCGTATGATTTCGTGATTGTCGGATTTGCTCCCACTATACCATCTAACTGTTTATGAATGTTCAAAATTGGAACATTGTTTTTAAAAAGAAGCGAAATAAGCCTACCCAACGCTTCAGCTTTTGCGTGGGTTGACTGCCCCGATTTCCCAACCACAGCAAACAATTCACAGGGCTTTCCATCATCGGTTTCGTTAATCGTGCAATACAAATGACCGTATCCGGTATTTATTTTAATCGTATATCCTCTTAATACATCAGGTCTTTCTCCCATTTAAAGTATTCCCTCTAGAATATTTTTTAATACTACATATTCGGGGGCAATTAATGACAAAAAACCTTCTATTGCCATAACTAAAAAACTAACAAACAATCCCGCACCAAGCAACACGCTAATAATTGCACCTATAAGACTGAGTTGATCTTCAAATACATCTAGAGACCATTTTTTTTTAAATATAAGACAACAGACAATTGTTGAGATTAAAAATCCCAAGAACAATGCCAAAATTCCAACACCTCTCATAAATTCCCCCTTCACCATTATGTCCCATGCATTGATAGATAACCCATCTAATTTCAGCATAATGGTTTTTAATCCATCTATTACTTGTTGTTGTATTTCTTGGTTCATAATTTTCTCCTCTTAAAAAGGTATTTTATCCTCGTTAAATTCTTTTTCCCGTTCTTCCATCGCTTTAAACTTATCCCTGCTCAAAGCAAATGTTTTTAGCAAATCAGACACATGCTTACATCTTCCGTTCTTACTGAATTGAAATGCAGGGCAGTCGCATATAAACTTACCCCCTTCAAATACAATTGTGTAATAAAATTCGTAGGTAGTATCATCAACTTTGCGGAGCATAATATTAATATCCACTCCAATACTCAGCTTTGTCCCAAGTACAGCCGTTGTCCGTACTCGTGCATATGATATAGTGAATATTGTATTTAGCACCATTAGTATACGTAACCTGCTTAAAATCACCGTCCTTAAACCGCTCTATTTCGTGATAGCCATACGGTATGTCGCAATCAGAACAATCCCCATCGCCATCACATCCACTTAACAAACAAACAATAATAAACAATAAAATCCAAAGTCCCCATGTTTTTCCCATAAACTTTAACATACTTTTACTCCTCTTCTTTAAGGATAATTAGGCAATCGCTAACGCCGCCTGTATAATAATCAAAATCCGTTGTCCCATGCGGGCATACACCTATCGCCACAATATTATTCCCATATTCCAGAGGTAAATCTGCAACACGATAGGTATCTATTTTCTGCCATAAAGGAAAACAAAAATATTGTGGAATTTCAACCGCTACAAACTGCACCCTTTCCGTCCAATCCGGGAAGAAATATACGCCGGAATCGTTCACTATTACAATATAAATATCCACCAAAGCTGTATTAAAACCGAAATAAAACATGATCCGCATTGTAATCTGCTCGTCTATTTCAACCTTGCTGGGGATGAAACTAATATAAAAATAAGCATAGTCGCTAATTATCGGTCTATAGTCATATAGCTGATCCGCCCTGATGCTGTCAACAAAAGCATCGTGATCGCTATTCCATTGCTCTATATATATTTCTACTTTCCCAAGAGAGTATTCCACCGAATCCATTTCAAACTCATCGAAAAAGCTAAATTCGCCCCTAGGATTATATTTCCTGTACGTAACAACACCCGTTTTGCTGTAATCGTTCGGGTAATAAAAAGTAAAGTCTGCGTACGCTTCAAAATAATGCAATGCCATGCTGTAAGTTGATTCCCAATGTATCCCGTAATTCTGACCACCCGCCCCAAAATCTCTCGACATTACAAGCATATCTTCAGGCTCTTCAGGCTTAACAAAAAATAACGCAAGATCTTCGCCTTCATATTTGGATTCGCCATAGTAAAACTCAATATTCGGATTCAAATTCCAATCAGTAGACTGGCTTTCGAAGTCCTCAAAGTAATAGTAATATTCCCAATCCGTTGCATATATACTAGATGCAAAGAACAGGGTTAACAAGATTATTAATGTTGTTGTAAGCTTTTTCATTGTATTTACTCCTTTTAAATTTTTATTTTACTATTTAATTCCTTCTGGCACAGCAGAACAAGTGCAACCTGCTGATATCGGGGAAATGTGAACAGCACATGGTTCTAATAAAACATTAAGAGATGAATCAGATATACCCTGCCGAGTAGCACCAAAGACCGTATTCAAGCAAGTCTCGTTACCAATACTCTCGGATTCGATAGAACGTTGGGTGTTGCTGTTTAATTTTTCGAATATTTGACTCGTGAACCCTAAACTTTTATCGTTGACAGTTAAGCTCTGAACGTTAGATCCTTCTGGATTAGCAGTCCAGTTAATATGCTCTGTCTCTCTTGACAGTTGGTATGTTGGATTTGAACCAACAACATTCTGATTGTCAGTCAGAAGCTCTACCATTGAGCTAATACCATCTTCGATTGATTCTTTGACCCGAATCGGAGGTTCTTGAATGTTTATGGTTTCCGAATACATCTGATTACCATCCTCTTAATACTCTATGGTTATAGTTGTAGTTGCATTACTTGTCGCCAATACAGTATCTACCTTTGTGAAGAAATTGTCAATCTTATTTTTCAATACTTCAATTTTTTCTTTTATGTTTAAAGGATCTAACAATGTATACTTGTATGGTTCCATTGCTTCGTCCGCAAAATCAATATCTTCCTGTGTTGGTGTTTTTTCGTTTTCGGCTCTTTGTGTTATAATTTTCTGTTTTTCGTTATCTATCCTGAGATTATTTGCATCAACTTCTCGCTTTTCAGAATCATTATTATTAACCATTCTTTGAAGCAATGCCTTCTCGAAATCAATAGAATTTTTGTATTCTATCGCTTCGGCAACAGTCATGGTTTCTCCACCTACGTCTACATTTGTGTTTGCATTGGATTTTACAACAGCCCTCTTGATCGCCATCCTTCTTCTCATCAATCCATTTATAGAATCATAAGAAGATTGTATGGATTTTGAACAATCCTCGTCTGTCTTGAATCCCGCAGGTTTCCTTTTCTTGCTTGTTGCCTTAACGAATAATCCTTGTTCTATCGCTTCGTCAATCCTTTTCCCCAATATTTTTAATTGGGTTAATGCTTCAGTAATTGTTAATGTTTCTGTTATCATGTATTTCTCCTTGAAGGTTAAATGTTAAACTCAATATTTTAGTATGCAAAATCTATGCCAAACTATCTTCTTTTTTTCCTTCTCCAAACATCAAATCCACCCTGATTACTGGGATTTATGAGTTCGTTGGCTAAAGAACTAGCTAATTGTAAACTATCAGGGCAGTCATCATGCTTACACAATGGATGTGTCGCCATTTCAGAAATTAACGAACAATGACCGCAAGTGCATTTTTCGTTTTCCTTCCCGTCAAAGACATATTCTGGTATCGGGTTTTTATGGCAGTAAAACATAAATCCGTCATTCTTAACCTCAACTGCCAATTGCTGAAATCTCGCATACTTCTGCTGAACCTTGCCCTCAATATTGCTAAAAGGCAACGGCTTGGGGGAAAGAACCTGCGTCCACTGAGTCAAAGATTTCTGGTAAAATGCGTTCTCTACCCTTATCCCCTGACAATTCCACTTATCCTGCAACTCGATTATCTTTGCCCCTGTCTCGGTCGAATCCAGTTTTGCCCTGACTATTTCCAAAGGCACTTTGTAATACTTTTCAGGGTGAATACCCAGCACTGTAATAACAGTATAGTCGGCTCTTACAGATTTGGATATGGCAGGATCTACTCCCATTACTTTTATCCAGTTATTGCCAACACCAATGTGTTTCGCAATGTCGGTATCCTCATCCGGCAACATTCTCATTGAAGATTTAATTTTAGCAATGCTAAAAGTAGATTCTTCGTCTGCCAACGGCTCGCAGTGATAACCTCTCGAAAATGCCCCTGATTCTATTATGTTCCTCAGTTCAATCAACTGTTGTCTGCTAAACTTCTCCTTCCATATAGGAGTAAAGTTGTGGTCGATTGTTCTGATAAAAGGTGCAAACCCCCTTAGATGCGCATTTCTCATTAATTCCATTGTAAGATCATCGAAATGAAAAGGTGTCGCAATATATATAAGTTTGCCTTTAGGAGTTAGCAGGTTCACTATTGTGTTTTTAAAGATTGTTTTAATAGATTCTCTTGCCTTTTCAGACCTCAATGCTTCTTCACAGCAGATATCATCGCATATTATTAAGTCTTTTCTCGCCCCAGTAGTAGCGCTGTAGGCACCGATTGCTGAAACGGTAGGGTCTTTTGCGAAACTGTCCCTTTCTATCGTTATAGAAAAAGCACTCCAGTTTGTCTTTGACGGCTTTATATGCGGGAATAAACGCTGGTATCTTTCGCTTTCAGTAATATATTTTTTAATAGAATCAATACGTTCCTTTGCCGCCCCCTTCTCTTCAGTAAATATCGCAATACGAATATTCGGGTTTTGCCCTATTTCATATAAAACTCTTCCAATCGTAACCTGAGACGTCTTTGCATGACCACGAGGACAGACTACAAAATTAAGCCTGTTCTCAGTTATATGATCCTGCATTTCATTGTGGAAGGGGGCGTTTACAATGCGTAACGATGGGTTCTCATCGTCTACCATAAAGTATGGTATGGCAAGTTTAGGGTCGTTCCTGATAGTATCAAGATTGTCCGTATCCTTTTTTATGGTGTCTAAAAAGGAATCTATACCCGTATTACTTATTTGGTTCATATCTTCTCAATTCCAACAATTTTACCGTCTATCATCCATCTGCCTTCTAAGGGCAAATCCACATTATTAAGTTCATGGTCTTCCAGATCATCATAATATATTTTGATGCTTTCTTTTAACGGTATTCTCCATCTATTCGGGTTCCAGAATATCTTGCTTTCTCCGTTGTCAAACGCAATAATGTGAATGTTCGTGCCAAGATCAAATACCATCAAGGGGGTTCCCTTGTAAATATAGGGCATGATATCAAGAATATGCCCCATAATGTTAAGCATTGTACAGCCGGTCAAGGATATTGCTGTTATTAGAATTAGCGTTGATAGAAATGTTGTTTTCATTTGTTATCCCTTTTTATCCTCACGTTCGTAATTTTTGCAATACTGGCATCCCTCTGGCTCAGCATCCATTGACTCTAATTGCAAAGCTGTTATATGTTTTGGATTATCTATCATTAGATATTCTTCACATTCTAGTAAAAAACCAAACTCGGTATCAGACAATTTATCTACATTAAACCTCAATGGATACTTCTCTACAATCCACAACCTGCTCGTATCAATAAATAACAGCGTTGTGTCATCAGGAGACATGTGATGAGTTGCATATATAGGTATATTATTATACGTTATGTGTCTGTCCCCATTAATGTTAATTACACCAATAACGATTCCTAGGTTGTGCAAGTGTGCAGTAAACCCTCTTCTGCTTCTATGCGCCATCATAATCATATCTGGACTGCCAGTATTCAGATCCATCGCTTCGTCTACTTTTTTAATAAAATCAGCAGATCTTTTAGGTGTTTCCCCCTTTACCATACTTGGTATTTCAACTGAATCTATTAAACCTTTATAGCCGCAATTTTTATCCCCATAAATATAGGATTCCATTTCGCAGTATTTAAAAGATTCAATTTTGTTTTCTACTTCTTCATCTATTGAAGTTAAGAGATAATCCAACCTATCAGTTTCGTTTGTTATATTACTTAAATTCACATCGGGTTGTGGGGCAACCCCCATTGCAACTAATCTACGAATACGAGGTAGCAATGATAATCTTTCTTCTTTTGCGAGTTCATTAATATTTGCTCTTTGGATAGCACGTCTAATTGGGTTATTGCAATTTACCATCTCCTCTAATTTGTCGTGATATTTATTGATGTGCCTTAAAATATCGTTCTGTGTGTTAGTTAAATTCATTTGCTTTCTCCTTCCACTGTCAGCATAGACAGTTGTTCGGGGTTTATGATTCTTAAATATTCTTCGCATTGAATTGTGTAATCAAACTTGTTCATAGTCAATTCATGTATTACAAACTCTGTCGGGTACTTCTCTATGACGTCAATATTGTCGGTGCTTAAATACAATATCGTGGGATCGTCCGGCTGGATATGGATAGTTACATATATGGGCATACCGTTATATGTGGTAAGGGTGAAGCCGTTGTAGAGTTCGGTAGACACATAGACGCCTCTTTTTGTGAGCAAATTATTTAAGCTCCTTCTTGATTTTCTGCTCATTATCATCATATTCGGGCATCCCCCGTTCAAGTCCATAGCGTGATCGATATCCGTTAATCCGTATTCCCAATCTTCATCAACTAATTTTATGTTATTTTCAGGAACGCATTGCTTTATGCTTGGGAATCCTGAACCGTTAGCCCCTATGACAAAGGTTCTTTCTTCTATGTCTTTCATCGACACAATTTTATGATCAATATCGTCTTTTATTCGGTAATCAAACTTTAGTTTGTTATCAGGATTGTTAATTAAAGTCCCCCCTGTTTTAAGGATTTTCATTTCAAAATCTTCCGTTTCGCCTGATTTTTCAAAAGGTATTCTTTTGAACGCTTTGCGTATCGGGTTCTGGTAGTTCATGTATTCTTCCATGTGTTCAAAATATGGAGATACGGCTTTTAATATTTCGTTGTGCTTACGATTAAGTTTCATTGATCTTCTCCTTAATTTACAAATATGCTAAATAGCTGTTCCAATCGAACAACTCCTTGATTTCTTCCTTATTCATGTTTTCCAATTTATCCTTGATTGCCATTACAGCTTCCTGCACCCATGCAACATTATCGTCCCTTATGTCGATTTTAATAGGTACGCTACCAACATTTACAATTTCGGGGTCTATTCTTATAATCTTCCTGTCATCAAAGAAACGGTAGTGCGGTATCAACCCCTTGACCATCCAGTTGTGTATTGTTTGAGGATCAACACTGATATATTCCGCAAATTGGTTTATAGTCATAAGTTTCTTCGGATAATTCGGATATATCTTGCTTTTTACTGCCATAAAGATTTTTTTTTTCGGTGCAGATCCTTATTTATATATGTTGCAGGTACAAAACTATCCTTTAACCATTTGTCAAGGTCATAATAAGAGTAACTCCCCGGAAACTTATAATACGGTATAGATCTTGCACGAGTTCTCCTGTGTATACCAAGAGTTGCTTCATGTATGCCCAACATCCTTGTTACATAATTTGCACTCATTAAAATTTTGCCCTGATATTTTTTACCTTGAGGGATATTCTTTTTGTCTCTTGGATCGAGAGGCACAGTCCCCCCGAAATGCTTTGTTGTAGGCATCCTCAATCCTTTTTCTGCACAATAATTTTTTACAGCCATGTAAACCTGAGACTTAGACAAATTGAATTTCTTGCCGATCTTCGAGCAGGAATTGTATCTTTTTTTATACATCAAATACATCTGTTCGTCCCGTTCTATGTTTGGAATGTTCTTCACTATCTTTTTGGGGATGCGATCTTCAGTCATTTTAGTGTAATAGTAGTATCGTTTTTTCTTGCGCTTTTTCTTTTTTTCTTTTTCTTCCATTAGCTTATAACTTTGGATTTTTTAACGGGTTATGCTGGTATTTAGGGGTAGGTTGATCGAGATCGTCTTTGGCAGGGGTGTAAAATTCCTGTAAAGAATCAGGGTCTATGCGTATTGCTCCTCTTTTCCCAATCCTAAAATGCGGTAAAGACCCATCACGTATGTATCTGCCTATCGTGGCTTCAGACAGCCCTGAATATTTTGCAAACTTCTTTATCGACAATAGTTGTTTCCCATTTTCCGGTTTATTCACCATTTTTTATCATTCTCCTTTTACTGTAATTTGGCATAAAACTTGCATTTCATTAATAATATATATATGATGATACCAAATGTCAAGAAAAACTATAAAAAAATATGTTTTGACTTGATTTTTCATGTCAGGGATAGTATATTTAATTATGTGCAAAAGGAGAAAATATGGATGATAAAAGATTATGGGAAATCAGGAAGGAACTTTCCAGAAATGGCGGAAAATATTTGTTTATACAGCCAATATTGCCATATTTAGACGAGATTAAGAAAAATATGCAAAAGACATGGAAGGGAAGGATGAAATTGAAATGGTGGGGATTCCGATTGAGGCTGAATGATTGGTTTGAAAAAAATTATTATTATTAAGGAGACAAAAATGCCAAAAGCTGGAAAAGCGATAATACCAGATTTACAAGGAAGAATTGTTGAATTAGAAGAAAAAGTTAAAAGTTTAGAAGAAGAAATTACGGAGTTGAGGAATAATACCATTGTTTATGGTCGAACCTTCCCTCCAAACGATGATATTGTTAGGGATAATTATTTAAACATGAATAATTGCACATGCTTTGGTGTTCACCCTTGTGGTGATGGATCGGGGCATGAAGATAATTGTCCTTGCAATCCGATTAATAGGGAAGAAAAATGAATAAATATAAAGCGTTAAATTGGAAAGATGAATTTCAAAAATTAGGGCTTGATTGTGATTTGACATCTACTCCAACTTGGGTTATGTCTGCTGGTTGCTCTTGTGCGTATCTCTCGCCAGAACATGGCGACTATAAAGACGATGAACTCGACTTTGGTGTAGTTATAGGACAAAGGAATTTCGGTCATATTAGTGGCATAGCATATTATGACGAAGAAAGTTGTAAATCTGCAATAGAAATATATAGGAGTCGGAATGAGTAAAGATTGGATGAAAAACATAAAAAGGTGCTGGAAGTCGGGCGACCCCGATGTGGTTGCAAAATGCTCTAATTGCAGTGCATTGGATTATGATGGGAAAGAAATAAACTTAAATGACCCTGATGCCATGATAAACTTGGAATTTACCAGTAAGATTGGCTTGCCGATCCACTCCCCTTGCATTACAAAAAACAGTCAAGAATGTTGGGAGTGCTACTGCCCGTTTTCAAAGTATGCATACTGCCTTACAAGAGAACAGGTGGAACAAGTTTTGCAACATGAAAAGCATATTATAGAAAGAATTGAAGAATTTTTAAAGGAAAAAATAAAGGGCAATGATTAAATTTAGGGACATGAAGGCAGGGAAAGTAAATGGAACCCCTCAAGAAAAGTGGTATGGTATACGTATTTGCGGAGGATATTTGCATTATACCAATGAAAACCGATGGACTCTTATAAAACATGATATATATAAATGGTTGGCAATTCACTTTCTTGCAAAAGCTGATAAACTTGTAGATAAGATGGTTACAGAAGATTGTATAAGAAAAAGGGAAGAAAATTGGGGCAAAGTTTATAAACTGGTTGAAAAAAAGGAGAAACAACAATGAAAATCGAAATAACAAAACACAACATGGTTGATTGGAACAATATTAAAGGGAATTACGAGACGGAAATAAATCTTCCTTTCGAATATATCAAATTAGATAACGAATATTCCATTCCTACAAACTTTGAATTTTGCTGTCAAAAAATGGTAGGATTGTTTATGGAATCAAAGGTTAGAGTTGGAACAGATCAAATATTCTTTAACAATGTCCCCCTTACCCAATGCCCATACTGTAAATCAAACTTTACTTTTGAAATAAAGGAAAAGGGAATTGTTGTTGAAAAACCAGAAACCGAAAAAGATTACGAAAAATTAGATGAAGCAATGGAGAAATTACAAAACAGGAAAATAATTGAGGAGGTGAAGTAACAATATGTGCATGATATGCCCTGAATGTAAACAGAAAAATAAATTAGCAAAATTAGAAAGGCAGAGAGATATTTTATCCCAGATGGAATATTACTACTGCTGGGTATGCAGTAATTATTACGGAACAAATATAAAAAAGAAAGAAGGTGAAGGAACATGCTGAAATGGGCTATAATTTTAAACAAAGTTACACAGATCATGCTTATTGCAGAAGATGGCAAGATCGATGACATGGAAGAAGATATTCTTGTGGAAATGGTTGCCCCTGAATTAGCAAAACTTTACAAGAAAGAAACTGGTGTGCCTGTTGAAAAATGGGGTATAGTAAAAGTTCTGGTTAAAATTGCTCAAAGAACAATCGAGATAATCAACGCAAGAGATTCTAAAGAGAACGGCTCAATGAGCGAATATTAATCTATCTAAAATCTATCCCTAAATTTTGGGATAGGTTGGCATAATACTTGCATATTTAATTTGTAGATTTTTAATAATTTTAAGGAGAATAAATTGAACGAATCTTTAGCAATCAGATACTCCTTCCAATCCTGTATGCTTTACGGAATCAAAGAGTCAATGGACGGAAATTGCACAGGGGATCTGTTTATTCTTTACGCATATCTATATTTGTTAAACAATAAGGTGCATTTCAATCTGTTTCAGATTATACATGCGTCCCTAGAGATAAACAAAATTATAAACAACTTTTGGTGGCTGAACAATTGAAAACAAAGCATTGGGATAAATTAACTTGCGAATACTGCAATACAAGTATCTGGTATGAATATCGGGATCTTGAAAATGCAATAAAACAAATGGAAAAGCATGTTAAAGAAAAACATAAAGAGAAGGAGAAGGATAATGACGAAGAACAAGATTGAATACGACAAGAACAAAATTTTAAAGCCCCTTAAATGTCAAGTATGCGGTAAAGTAATTGCATATAAATATACATTTAAGGAAAATATTCTGAAAGATTTGCTTAACGAAGCAAAGATAAAAAATGAAATATTCGAAGAAGATATCGTAGTTTGCTGTCAACCTAAAAGATTAACGTGCGTTAAGAAATTTCAGGATATGCTCCTGCCTAAAATCGAAATAGCAAACGAAGAAAGCGGAGTGTGCAAAAAATGAACAATGTTAAAGATCGAGTTTACGAATTGTTATGGGAACTTTTTAAGGATGAGTGTTTATATATTCAAAAATTAAAAGAATATTATGAAATCGGAGACAGGGATAAATTAAATTTAAATCAATTCATACATGAATTTAGAATTGCCAATAATTTTATGAAATCGGCTGAAATAGCGACCATCCTTTTCGAGATATTGCCTGTGGAAATAATAATAGACAGAAGAACATACCATGATGGATTTAGAAAGGATGTAATCTTTGGAATAATCAAAGGAGAAAATAGTTTATTTGAAAAAGAAAAGGGGATAAATTTATGTAGATCTAACATTGTCACTTGGGAGAAATTACCAGACGGGTTTCAAGAAAAAGTAGCTGCTGCATTAGAAGACCTCCATATTTTTAAGCAAATATATAAAAAAACAATAGAATTGTTCGAACAGGAATATCTTGAAAAAAGACAAGAAGCGAGAAATGAATTAGAATCCATCGGGATTAAATTCAGGGAGGAAATGAACAAATGAATAACAAAGAACATAGAATAATGGTAACGGGGACCGGCAGAAGTTTTACATCCCTCCTGATGGCAATCTTTACATATGTTGGATGGGATACTGGATTTACCGAAGAAAGTATAAATAAATATCTGGGGGATAAATGTGGATGTGGAATGGAAGATTTCTACCGCAATGCATATATAATTAAGCGCCCAATGAACGATCTTGTCCCAATCGAAGCTTTTCTGACCCATTTTGAATATGATCTTCTCATAATTCCGATAAGGAATCTATACCACGCATCTCAATCAAGAGTAAGAATACATAAAATGGGGGAAACTGCCGGAGGATTAACGCATACAAGAGTGCCTGAAGAACAATATAATAATTCTGCAATATTTTTAGGTGAACTTGTATCTACGGCAGTATTGATGAATATCCCAATGCTTTTCATTAAAGCCCCGCTGTTTCTGCATGATTTTGAATACTTATGGGAAACAATATATTCCTGCCCACAACTTCATACCCAGAAGATGGATAAAAAATTGATGCACGAAGCATGGGAAAAACTTGTTGATTTGAAGAAAATACATTTCTGATAATAAGAGGATACCAATGAAAAATGAAATTTCTATATCTATACACGGATGGGAAGAAAAAATTATTACCCTTCCTAAAGCATGTTCATCTTGCCAATCCCAAAATATAAGAACTTACGTATATGCTACTTGCTGGGGCGAATTGAGACTGGAAGTAGGGATGGAATGTCTTGATTGCGGAGAATTAACTGGAATATTTGAATCGCCATAATAAAAGAAGGAGAATAACATGCCAGAAAAACTAAGCCTTAAAAATGCAGTATTCTACAAATCGAAAATTCAGGAACTCCTGCCAAACATGAATGTCACTATTCACTCCCTTACAGAAGGGAAGGATGAGTTCGGTATCCAAATAGCAAAGCCCCAAAATTACTCCGGTATTAGATTTTTAAATTTAGACTCTCTTGATGCATTCCTCTGGGGTATTAAGGAGAAAATAGAAAACGATAAATTGGAAATCCAGAAATACGCAAATACAATATGTGTGTGCGATAATACAAACAACTGTTCCAAATTTGAACAAGGAGAGTTGGGATAACATGACTTATACCGATATTTGGACAGAAGGATTGGCGACTATTCGCAAGGCTTTGACTTCAGCAAATTCAGGGAATGCTCTATTACAGCCTGTAGTTGATGCAGTTGTACCACTGATGTGTGATTACCAAAACCCTTTGAGACAAAATATCCCCAGAAAATTGGGTAGTGGTCAAGGCTGGACAATAAACCGGCGTACTCCGGGATCTACTCCTGCTGAATGGGAGACGGATGTAGATTTCGTAACAGAGGACACAGGCAGCTATGAACAATTCCTATTTCCATATAGAACTCTTTTGACAAGAGGCAAGGTGACCCGGAAACTTCAACCGACAGGCGCGTCTTATATTGACGTACTTATGGAGGAGATAGAGGGAAAGATTATCGAATTCAAGAATTATGAGGATCAAACTTATATAACCGGAGTTTCTTCTGAAACTGATTTTGACGGTTTTCAAAACCTATCTTCTGAGGATCAGATGATAGCAGCAAATGGTTATTTGTCTTTGGATAAAATAGATGAGGCAATGAACAAGAATATTGGTAATCCGAACATGATGGTTATGGCTCGAAGAACAAGGCGAGAATTAAATGCTCTTTTACAAGAGTACCAGCAATTTATCGATGTAACCGAGGTCAAAGGTGGATTCCGTTTGATGAGCTACAATGGTGTTCCGATTTACGTCAGCACAAATGTTCCAACCACTCAACTATTTAATGGAGTAACCGAAGGCTCCAATACTGGAGGTTCTTCCAGTTCAATATATTTTATTGACACAGAGCATCTTTGGGCTGGGGAATTAACACCAGTGAGGATGTTACCTATGGCAAAAACCACCCAGCAATATGACGAGTTCGAAATCTTCTGCGATGAAGTTCTCGTTTTAAGGAATCCAATGTGTATATCGAAACTCATCGGGATATGGGAAAGACACTTAATAACTGAAGGGGCGATATGATGAAAATAGATTTAGCTGAACTCCAAAAAAGAATTGATGAAGGGTTGATCAACAAAAAGAAACACCCGGAACACGATATTTATATCTACAATTATAGCATCGGATGCCAATTCGACAAGAAATGGGACGAATATACCAGAATCTCAAGAGGATTGATTTTAGACCCCTACGGATATGTAATATCCAAACCCTTCGAGAAATTCTTCAACCTCAACGAAATGCCGGAATCATCCATAGAAAAGATTCTCAAAAAAGGCAAACCTGTAATTACAGAAAAACTCGACGGCAGTCTAGGAATAATGTATTTCCATAAAGGAGATATGGGAATCGCCACAAGAGGTAGTTTCGAGGGAGAACAGGCAGTATGGGCAACCAACTGGGCTAAAAACAACATAAATTTACATGAAATAAAGCACTCCTATACATACCTCTTCGAGATAATATACCCCGAAAATAGAATTGTTGTGGATTATGGGGATAGGGCTGAATTGGTTTTGCTTGCAATGATATCAAAGGTAGACGGCACGGAAGAAAACTACATTGAAAAACATGCAGAACAAATAGGAGTTAAGTATGTAAAATTTTATGACTTTACCCTATCAGAAGCAATTAAATTGTTGCCAGGATTAAAAGGGACAGAACAAGAAGGTTTTGTCGCCAAATTTAAAGATGGGTCGAGAGTTAAATTAAAAGCAGACGAGTACTTTTTGTTGCATAAAACACTTAATGCCCTTTCATCTGTTTCAATATGGGAATGTCTTAAAAACAACATAGAAATTGGTAATCTCGGAATAAATAGATATCCTGAACTTGAATCTTGGGTTAAAGAAGTTGAGGGTGAATTAAGATATCAATATTTTAGTGTGGAGATTACGGCAAAAAGAATATTTAATGAAATAAAAGATATGGAAACGAGAAAAGAGCAGGCTCTATATCTAAAAGAACACGCACCCGATTTATTGGGCATTGTTTTTAACATGATTGACCATAAATCATGGAATAAACTAATCTGGAAGAAAATTAAACCAGAAACATCGAAGCTTAAATGGATAGGAGGAGAAAAATGAGCAACAAATGCCCTCTTTGCAACAAAAAATACGGGGAATACAGAGAAGAATTCAAGATAAATAACAAAAGTATAGAATTAAGAAACCACAGATTTGAATTTGTATGTGGTATTTGTGGTCAAAAAGCCTGTAGCCTCTGCATGAAATTCTATTACTCCCACGTTACTTCCTATGATGATTCGTATATGAGTTCCCAATCATTCTACTGTTGCCCGTCCTGCTGGGAAAAGGGAAGCGATATATACAAACAAATTCTTGGAATAGAAGATGAAATAGAAAAACTAGACAATAAAATATCCAAATTGGAAAATAAATGGAAGAAAATTTGTAAGGAAGGAACAAAACATGAAATTTAAACTAAACGACGAAGAACAAATTGTATACAACTCTCTAAAAGGTGACCGTTTCGACAACCCAAACGAGGCTATCAGGCTTTCAGTGCTAATAGTTAATCTTTTTGAAAGACTAACATGGAAGGATATAAATAACTGCTTTGCAATGAAGAAAAGCACAAAAGACCAAAATGTAAAAATTATAGGTGATTTTCTATCTGATATTCATTTCTCAGACGAAGACAGAGCACTCGAATATGCCGAAGAAATAAATGGTGCTTAAAAGAATATTTGGTCAATAAATACAATAGGGATTTGGAAGAAGCATTAGGAGAAAGGGAATGAACACAATTATTACATATTCAACAATACACAACGCCTGCTTAACAGTATCCCTCTTGTGTCTCTATTGGGTGATTGTTGATTGGGTATTTGATAGGTTAGCCTCAATCCTAATCGTTCACAAAGACGATAGAAAATCAGGCATGAGATTTACGGATATCCATAAATTAGAACCAGACGACAAGGGAACACGTATTATAGTATCTCTAATATCCGAAGGAGAATGGATACTAAAAAAAACAATATGGAATAGAATATACACTAAACCATACAGGTTCATAATAAATGAATTAGAAAAAAATAAAGGAGGATAATAACAATGTGTCCAGCTTTTGATTTGAATGACGGAGAAGAAATACAAAGATACATGTTTAAATGTGAAAAATGCCACAGATGGTTTAATAATTCAGGGGTGGAATTGTTGCCGTCAGATCAATACCACGGGAAACAAATATATATCGCAGAATATTATAACGGCAATGATATCCGTTCCCCTTTTATGAAAACTATTTGCAGGGAATGCTTTAAAGGAGATAAATGATGGAAATTAAAATTAAACACTGCAACGGTTGCCCCGCATTCCACTGCGATATAAATAAAAAAGATTGGTCAAAACTTAATGCTATCTGCCTATCCCCCCATAATAGAAAAATAGAAAAAAGAAGAAATAGCAAAATCAGTACATACACAATTATTCAAAAAGATATCGGATGGAATAGCAAAACAAAAATAAATATCCCAGAAAGGAATAAACAATGAATAAATACACGCCCTTTATCGCAATCACAATCCTATCAACAATTATCCTTTCCTCCTGCTCAGAATACCACTTCCAATGCTCTCCCCCTACACCCTCCAACACCTTCTTCCACAGCAATACTATAGTAAACGTCCTCAGACATGAAAATAAAATAATACTAACATTTAATAAAACAGGAATGCACTTCATTTCCTTCTCCATCGACAATATCAGATACAGACACCCAGCATACAAAACATGCCCACAATCAATGAGAATAGACGTTAAAAAAATAGGACAACAATCCATCATATACCACAACTTCATCCCCCCACTTATAACTATTAAAATCCTATACAATAATAAATGGGAAATTAGAGAACTGTGAACAGGCATTATAGGAAATGAAATATGAATACTTTAAATAAGGAGAAATTAGTAGGGAGAATAATTCAAGGAAATGTTCTTGAAGTTTTAAAGACATTCCCGGATGAATTTGTAGACTGCTGTGTAACATCACCTCCCTACTGGGGACTCAGGGATTACGGAACTGCCACTTGGGTCGGCGGGGATGAGAAATGTGATCATCAATATGCAAAAGGTGGGAGAAATCCCGAAACAGCAGGCAAACAATTAACTAATCACGGAACTTTATTTAGCCAATATGAACATACCTGCAAAAAGTGTGGAGCAAGGCGGATTGATTCTCAGATAGGATTGGAAGGGAGAAGACTGTCTTATAGACCATTGATAGGACATAATTAAATGAGCAATAAAGAAAAAAAAGATGATTTACTATCATTATATGGAAAAGAACCTAAAAATGTAATCAATGCTTTTTTAAAGGTTAAGCCAAGAAATGGAGGGATAAAAAAAGTGAGTGAACATCCAAAAAGGGAACAATTGCCTTTAGCAAAACATAAGGGGAAATTGGTGTTGGGAGACAAGGAAATTGATTGTTATGTTTTAGATACCGAAGAAAGAGTCATAAGTTTAAGGGCAGCAGTTACATCTATAACCAAGGTAGAAGGTGGAGCCTTGGAGGATTATCTTGGGGTTAAAGCCTTAAAATCCTTTATTGACAAGGATTTAGTTCTGGAGGAAACTATAGAATTTAAGCAACCTAAGTTAGATTGGATTACAAAAGGGATTAAAGCGGAAAACTTTTTAGATATATGCAGGGCTTATGTGAACGCTTATGTAAATGAAAAGCTAACAACATCAAGACAAAAAGAAATAGCTATTCAATGTAGTATTTTATTAAGTGCTTGTGCAAAAGTAGGTTTAATTGCTCTTATTGATGAAGCAACCGGATACCAATATGAAAGGAATCAAGAAGCCCTCAGAATTAAACTTGCCGCATATATTTCAGAAGAGCTAAGAGACTGGGAAAAAACATTTCCAGACGAATTATGGGAAGAATTTGGGAGATTAACAGGATGGAGTTCGACAAGACTGCACTCAAGACCAAAGTGGTGGGGGAAATTAGTTATGGAGGTTATTTATGATGCTCTCGATCCAGATGTTGCTCAACATTTAAGGGAAAACAAACCGCCACCAAGACATAAAATGAATTATCACCAATGGATGACGTCAGATGTTGGATTAAAAGCATTGATACCTCATATAAACCAAATAATAGGTATCGCCAAAACTTGCGAATCGTTAAGCGAATTTAGGGAGCAAGTTGGTTATCATTTTAAAAAAGAACCATTGCAATTAAGATTACCGAGCAAATAATGGAAAACACTCTTTTTTATGGCGATAATTTAACAATATTAAGAGAACATATAGATGGTGGATCAATTGATTTGATTTATTTAGATCCGCCTTTTAATTCTAAGGCTACTTATAACATCTTATATAAAGAGCCAAACGGTTTGGCTTCGAGTGCTCAGGTTACAGCTTTTGAAGATTCATGGCATTGGACTGAAGAAACAGCAAATTCTTTTGAAGAAATAATTGACGATAAATTGGTATCAACAGATATTAAAGACATGATGTTAGCTTTTAGAAAATTTATTGGCTTAAATGATATGATGGCATATCTCTCAATGATGTGTATTAGACTTATAGGGCTTCAAAGAGTATTAAAAAATACTGGGTCCATTTATCTCCATTGCGATCCCACCGCAAGTCACTATCTTAAAATTGTTATGGATACAATTTTTGGGAAAAGAAATTTTAGAAATGAAATTGCATGGTGTTATACTGGTGCTTCAAGTCCGGGACAAAAACAGTTCCCAAGAAAACATGATATTATTTTTTGGTATTCAAATAATACTGATAAATGGATTTTCAATCACGATGATATTAGAATACCTTATAGCGAGTCAACATTAAATCGTATTAAAGCAGGTGAATTAGGGGGTAAATCTGCTGAATCTGTTTTTCATGGCAAAAGAACAAAGAGAACTATGCACAAACAAGGCAAAATACCTGAAGACTGGTGGTTAATTCCAGTATTGGGTTCTACCGCCAAGGAAAGGCTTGGATATCCAACCCAAAAACCAGAAAGACTTTTGGAAAGAATAATTAAAGCGTCAACATCAGAGGGTGATATGGTATTAGACCCTTTTTGTGGATGTGGCACTACGATCATGGTTGCTCAAGGTTTAAGGAGAAAATGGATTGGAATTGATATAACACACCTTGCAACCACTTTGATAAAAAAGCGTCTTTATGATATGTGGGGTTTGGAAGCTAAAAAAGATTATGACGTTGTTGGAGAACCAACAGATTTAGCCAGTGCAAAGGAACTTGCATCACAGAACCGTTATCAGTTTGAGTGGTGGGGTCTTTCTTTAATTGGAGCACAGCCCTATAAAGGAAAAATAAAGGGATCAGACAAAGGAATAGATGGTGTAATATATTTCAAAAACGTTGGTGGGGAAATAAAAAAAGCAATGGTTCAGGTTAAGAGCGGTAATGTTGGCGTTGATAAAGTTAGGGATTTATGCCATGTTGTAAATAGAGAAAAAGCAGTCATGGGCTTTTTCATAACTTTACATCAACCTACAAAGGACATGATAAAAGAAGCATTGGGAGAAGGGTTTTATAAACATAAGGGGAGTAGCTTTCAAAAAATACAAATATTAACTATTGAATCATTATTGTCGGGAACAATGCCTAGTGCACCTTTTTATTATTCGGGATTAAGACAATCTGGTAAACATATCCCTGATCAATTAACTATTTAACCTTGGGTTTCCCAAATATATAATTCCGAAATAAAATAACACTTGAAACAAACAATAAATTATCAAACCAAGATATTTTCGGAATCGCAAAGTACTAAGATACACATGCGGAGGCACAAATGCACTTAGCATTAGGAGTGTTCAACATTTGAACAGGGTAGGGGGACTGTTGCTATTTGATACACTTTTTATCATGTAAGTTCTATTTTACACTTTTGATTATTCTATTTTACATGTAAGAATAATTATACACTTGTAAGGTAAATTCTACACTTTGTAAGTAATTACTTACAAGAACGCTTTTTCTGCTCCCATTTGATACACTTTTTATGGTGGCTTATAAACCATTGATTTTATTATACTTTTTAGGTGTCGAATTTTGTGTCTATTCGTTACACTTTTGAATCGGTTACACTTTTAAGAATACACTTTCATATCGTAAATCCTTTAATTATACCACCTTACAGGCTTTTATGAAAGTATTTTTTTTGGCACAGCACTTGCATATTATAGTAGTATGATTAACAATTACAGGAGAGAAACCAATGGAATTTGATCAAAAAATTATTGAGGTATCAGATTGCATAAAGTGTATAAAAGATACTCATATATGCAACGAAACCACTACTTACAAAGAATTAAAAAAACAAATTAAGGATCATTGCAATATATGTACAGAGCAAAAGCTATGTTTGTCAATACTCAATTCAATTGACAAGCTGGCATAATTAAGACCTTATAGACTCCATTAGAAATAGTGGAGTTTATTAAGTTTTTAATTACAAACAAACAACAGGAGACAAACCATGAAACTAACTGACAAACAAGTAAATGAATTGCAGTCTATATTAGACAAATTTGACGATCGGTTTACGATCGATACAAATGGTGTCGTTGTAGACAATTGGCACAAAGAGGACGGCGTCTTTATGAATATGGGACGTGAAGACTTGTCGTTTAAAGAGATGAAGCGGATTTGCGACAATATTTAATGAATAATTTTTAATTATCAATTACAGGAGCTAAGATTATGACATTGAAAGAATTTATCAGAGTATTATCATCCGATCCTGATTACCGATCAAATAAGTATTGATAGGCAATTTGATCTCTTTGAGATACTACAAGCGATATGGTTTGTAGTATCAATTAAGAGATTAAGTTTTTAACAATAATTTACAGGAGAGAAGATATGACAAGTTTAAAAAATCAAATTGAATCGGCGGTAACAAGTATTTTATCGTATGCTAATTCAAAATTATCTTTGCAAGAAAAAAGAAAAAATATTAAATCTGAATTGGTGAATTTATCTACTTTGATTTGCTTAGAATTTCAAGATACAAATTCTAAAAAGGAATCAATTAGCGATTTATACTTAAAGATGATAAATCAATTACAGGAGTAAGAATATGGCAGATAACAAATCAGATTATCAAGGATTCCTTAATGCTTTTTTAAGAAATTGCAAAACTTGCAATATACAAAAACCTTTAAACCAGATGATAAACTTTAATGGTAAGTGGTTTTGCTCTGAAAAATGTCGATTCGAATATTTTGAAAGTATAACAGAATATAAAAAAGGAGTAATATCCTATGAATAAATATAAAGAAAATCACAAAAGTATGCTGAATCATATCTTTAATCCGTTTAAAGAAAAGGTAAACGATAAACTCGATAGATTGTATGATCTTAAAAGAGATTATGCACAAAAGATAATACCTGAAAACTATTATCACAAAACTTTTGAAGAAATTTACAACGAACTAAAAGCTATGTTTGAATAATCAAGGGAAATAACTATGGCAAAGTCAAAGAAAAGAAAAAAGATTTTAATTGAAAAACTACAGGTAAAAAAATCAAAGCTGCTCAAGCTTGGCTATAGGTATGAAGCAAACCAGGTTGGTTTTGAGATCAAACAACTTAAAGAGGAGATATGAGAAATGGATAAATATTTAACAAGAAACACGGCAGGTGCAAAAAAAATGTCAAAAAACGGTCAGACCGTACCATTGTGGATGATATGTCAGCATAGTCTTGACTCTTTATGGTGGTTTATGGTTGGGTACAAACACAATAAAAGGATGAAAGAATACCTTAAAACTTAATCTCTCTTATCTCCTGTTATTAGCCGGGTGAAAGTCCTGGCTTTTTTATTGTACTAAACTTGAGTCATAGACACTCAACTTATCTATACGACCTATAATAGATCTTAAATTATCTCGCTCATACCTTTTTATAATATCTTGTTTTATATCTTTTTAATGCTCTTGACTCTCTCATTAAAAATCTCTCTCTCGCTCTCTGAAGCTATCTCGTACAATCTGTAAACTTCTGTCATATGCTCAATCATCTTGCCCGGTATATCTTTTGAATTAAGAATAAATACATTCTGGTTTGCTTTTAATTTCTCGCTTCCCAAAACCCCCTGAATTTTCAATAAAGTTTCCAGAGCTGCCCGTTTTTCCTTCTCCGATTTTGCGTGAAATGCCATGTGTACGTAGGCATCAACGGTCTTTTCCACGAGTCCTTTTATCAACAAAGTTTTTCCGTGAACCTTAATTTCTTGACGTTTAGTTATCTCTTTGATAAAGGCGGGTTCTTTTTTCCAGTTGTAGATCGTAACCTTCGTAACATCTAATTTTTTAGCAATTTCAGAATCGGAGAAACCGGATGCAACAAGATCGATTGCTTCGAGGATTTTCGTATCTTTTGGTAGTTGAGTTGAATATTTAGTAATTTCTATTGGTTTTCTGTCCATGTAATTTAATATAGGATTTTTTTTATATATTGTCAAGGTGGTATGCAATTTATTTCAGGGAACAAAAGGCGAAAGTCGGGTAATTGGTTGATTTTAAAGGGATATTTGGTATGCAGAGTTTTGCATAGTGTATGCAATTTTTTGCGTAGTGGAATTATTGTTTATTTTCAATGGTTTGGGTTGATTTTTGGATTTTTAGGTATGCAATTTTTTGCATATTTTGTATTTTTATTGTGATAAAATGGGTGTATTTTGCATTGGTATTTATTTTCTTTCATGTTTTACATTGTTTATTTATAGGGTTTTATAGGGATTTATGAAAGTTTTAGAAGTGCGTTTTAAAAAGTGGTACAGGGATTGCATATTATATATGTAGTGAAAAACAAACAACAAACAATCTTTAACGGAGGATTTAAACAATGGCAACAAAACATAAATGCAAGGAACATGCGATCCCGGATAATACAAGGGATATTGAGTTTGATATTGATATAAATACGGGAGATAATCTTACATCCGATCCCTTTGTTTGTACTGTATGCAAAAAGAAGCTATACAGGGTGTCAAGGGAAGCATACTGGACGGATGAAAATTTTAACGTTATTGAATAGAGGGGAAATAAACAATGCAAAGTTTAAAGAAAGTAATGCTTTACTTGTTTGAATATGCCGA